CAGCGCAGGGCCAGTGGTATCGGCACTAGCTGACGAACTTGGAGTCCCACTCCTACCCTGGCAACAACACGTCATGGATGATGCCCTAAAGATTTTGCCAAATGGCAAGTGGGCGCGTTCAAGTGTAGGAGTTTTGGTCGCCCGGCAGAATGGCAAAACCCATATGATGCGGATGCGGATTTTGGCTGGCCTTTATGTCTTTGGTGAAAAGAATGCCATTGCCATGTCGCAAACTCGGCAACTATCGCTGGACACTTTCAAGCAAACAGTTGACATGGCCGAAAGCCTGGACTGGATGCGAAAGCGGATCAAGCGAGTTTCGCGGACTAACGGCCAAGAGGAGTTAGAGGTGTATTGCCACCACTACCCAAAAGCCTGTGGGCAAAAGTGTGAGCGTATTCGCAAGTATTCGATCCGAGCCGCGACATCCGAGGGGCCACGCGGTAGCACCGCCGACTTACTTTATGTCGATGAGCTGCGAGAAATTGACGAGGCAACTTGGGCAGCCGTTACCCCGATTACCCGAGCCAGACCCAATGCCCAAGTGTTTTGGACATCGAATGCTGGCGATCTGACATCCAATGTGCTTAACGAACAACGCCGCCGCGCCCTGACCTTTGCCAGTGATCGGATGGGTTACTACGAATACAGCGCCCCAGCAGGTTCATCGGTTGACGACGTCGAAGCCTGGAAAATGGCCAACCCTGCAATGGGCTACACAATCAACGAACAAAACATCAAGGATGCGGCAACCTTTGACAGCCCTGACGCGTTCAAGACCGAAACCCTGTGTATGTGGGTGGATGCTATCGACTCGCCTTGGCCAATGCAGGTATGGAACGAATGCGAAGCCGACATCATGCTTGAGGATGGACTGCCAACTTGGATGGCGATGGATCTTAATTTCAACCGCGAACTGGCTTGCCTGGTTACTTTGCAACAACGAGAAAATGGGTATGGAGTATTCCTGCACGAATGGAAAAAAGAGGGCGGAATTAACGACTTGGAACTAGCTGGGGAAATAGCCGCATTGACTCGGCGCTATCGCCCAAGGGTGCTGGCCTATGATCCCAATACTGCTGGCTACATTGCGCCAAGACTTGCCCAGGCTGGAATCCCAACAGCGCCAACGCCTTGGAACTCGGCAGGATTCTCGATCATGTGTGACCAGGCAATGAACGCAATGCAATCTCGGCAGCTGCTACATCCTGCCCAAGAAACTATGCACAGTCACCTGGTCAGTTGCGCTCGCCGCCCGGCATCGGATGGCGGATGGCGTATTGCTAGACGAGCCGCGCAAGTACCGATTACAGCTGCAATCGCTTTGGTCATGGCGGTGGGTCATGCCACCGAGCCACAACAAAGTGTGAGCATCGTCAGCGCATAGGTGACAACACGCGCAACAACGTGACAAAGCCTGACAAATTACACGAATGTCATTTGCCTATGGTGTAATGACAAAATGGGATTCATAGATTTTTTGCTGGGTACAACCACCGAAAAACCACAGATTGAGGCTCGTGCCGGTATCGCCATCCCGTTTTATCAGGATGCTTATTTCACCCCGTTTAATACTTTCAGAGTAGACCGCACTAGCGCGATGCAAGTGCCAGCAGTTGCCAGAGCCAGAAACATTATCGCTGGAACTATCGCAACTCTTGGCCTTTACTCATACAACGAAATTACAGGCGCAAAGGTCGAGGGTCGCACGATTCTAAAGCAACCAGATCCAGCAATCCCACTAGCTGTGACTATGGCTTGGACAGTCGAGGATCTACTCTTTCATGGTCGCTCATTCTGGCAGGTGCTAGAGGTCAGCAACGAGGATGGCCGCCCGACACAGGCTCGCCGCATTGACCCAACTCGGGTAACTTTTACAACTGACTTGAACACTCAAGAGATCGTTAACGGCTTTTACATTGAGGGCGGCTTAATGCCCACAACTGGCGTCAACTCCCTAATTATGTTTAGCGGAATTGACGAGGGCATACTCAACCGAGGTGGCCGCACTATTTCAACTGCGCTCAAACTTGAGGAAGCAGTTCAGAGAATGGCCAGCGAGCCAAACCCAACAATGGTAATCAAGAATAGCGGCGTAGATCTACCGCCAGAGCAGGTGTCGAGCCTACTGGCGCAGTGGAAGCAAGCCCGAGCCACACGCTCAACCGCATACTTATCTGGCCCATTAGATGTCACGACTTTTGGATACGATGCCGGACAAATGCAACTTACCGAATCGCGCCTGAACACCGCAGCTGAAATTGCGCGTATGTGCAACATCCCTGCCTGGTATATCAACGCCGAATCAGCCAGCGCGACTTACTCCAACGTGAGCCAAGAGCGCCGAAGCCTTGTCGATTTCTCATTGCGCCCATTCATGAGCTGCATCGAGGAAAGACTGACCATGAATGACATCACCCCAAGAGGTCAAGAGGTCAGGTTCGATCTTGACGATTACTTGCGCGGCAACCCACTTGAGCAGATCGAGGTACTTGGCAAAATGCTTGAGTATGGCTTGATTGACGTTGAGGAAGCCCGTGAGGAAATGGACTTAGCACCGAGAGGAAATGAATCAAATGCTACTTAATTTTCAAGGCCAAGTATTGGCCGCCGACACAGTTACCCGAACCATCAAGGGACTAGTCGTACCGTTTAGCAAGGTTGGCAACACAAGCGCTGGCCCTGTACGTTTTGAGTTTGGCGCGTTTGGCGACATTGACCCGAGCCAAATTGTTTTGAACATGGAACATGACCGCACTCGCCCATTGGGTCGCGGTATTGCTGGTAGCGAGGAAGTCACCCCAGCAGGTATTTCGATGGCATTTAAGATCGCGCCAACTGGCGCTGGCAATGATGCGCTAGTGGAAGCATCCGAGGGACTGCGCCCGGCATTTAGCATTGAAGCCAAGGTCAACGAATACACAGTCGAGAAAGGCGTGATGGTAATTTCATCCGCCAACCTTGAGGCCGTTGCTCATGTAACAAACCCAGCATTTAAGGATGCTCAGATTTCTGACGTAGCAGCTACCGAGGAAACCCCAGAAACCACCGAAGCGGAAATCCCCGCCGAGGAAAACCCACAGGAGATCACAGTGGAAGAAACAACCGCACCAGTGGCAGATGAAGTGACCGCAGCAGCGGTTGTTCATGCCGCAGCACCAGTGGCCTACGTTAAGCCTCGTAGCCCAATCAACAGCCAAGCCTCGTACTTGGAACACAGCATCAAGGCCAAAATGGGCAACCATGATTCAGCCCAGTATGTTATGGCAGCCGATGACTCATTCAGCACGAACCCAGCGTTCACCCCAGTGCAGTATGTAAACAGTGTTATCGACACATCCATTGGCTCACGCCCAGCCATCGATGCAATCGGATCACGCGCCATCACTGCATCAGGCATGGTTATCAGCCATCCAAAAATCACAACAAGTGGCACAGTAGCTGACACCAACGAAGGTGCTGGCCCATCAGAAACTGGCATCATCAGCTCATACGTCAACCTTGATGTAAATAAGTTTGCAGGAATGCAGCGCTATTCAGTAGAACTACTAGAGCGTTCATCCCCAGACTTTTTCCAGGCAATGGTCGACAACATGACACGCGCCTACAACAAGGCAACCGATGCAGCAGTTATTGCAGCTCTAACCGCAGGTGGAACACAAGCCACAGCAGTTGCAGCAACATCCGCTGGCATTATTTCCTATGTATCAACCGAAGCACCTGCCGCTTACCTAGCAACAGGTGAATTGCCAGCTGCATACATTGCTGGCACATCCCAGTGGTCATTGCTGATGGGTGCAACCGATACAACTGGTCGCCCAATCTACAACGCATACAACCCACAGAACAACGGCGGAGTTGCTGGCCCACAAAGCCTACGCGGCAACGTGCTTGGACTTGATCTGTATGTCGATCCAAACGCAGTAGCAACAACTATCGATGAGTCAGCATTCATTGTGACCCCATCATCCGTTGCAATTTACGAAAGCCCGATCCTACGCATGTCAACAAACGTGGTGACATCAGGTGAGATTGAAACAATGCTTTATGGCTACCTAGCCGTTGGCGTTTTGGTTGCCGGTGGAGTACGTCGCTTTAACCTGACCTAAGTCAGCGTTAGTTAGAAGTGTGGGGGATGCGGCCCTGTGTCCCCCACACACTTACACGATAGGAGATTGAAATGGCACTGATTACACTAAGCGAACTGAAAAGCGTTTTGGGTATCGGCGACATCTACGCTGACCCTATTGTCCAGGCGGTAGCAGACAGCGCCGAGAACATAATCCTGTCTTACTTAATCTTTGACGATGTGTCTATTGCTGGCGTATCACTTACTAGCAATGTCGCTCGCTTTTACTGCTACGACAACACATTTGTGGTCGGCCAAGCATTGACGGTCAGCAAGTGTGGCGCACCGTTTGACGGATCACGCACAGTGACCAAGGTCGGCTATGACGAGTACGGCGTGACATTCTTTGAAGCCGCAATCACCAATGCCGACATCACAAAGCGATCAGTTATCCCTAATGGGCGAGCAGTGCTAACTAGCCAAGCAGCTCTTTATGACACCACCCCAGAAGTACGCGAAGCTGCTATGGCCGTTGCCTGCGACATCTGGATCACACGCACTGGCACACTTGGCCAGCAGGGTGTTGACTTTCAATCTCCAGCGCCATACCGATTGGGTCGCTCAATGCTGACTCGGGTATCTGGCCTACTAGGCAAGCACCTAGATACCCGAGGCTATCTTGGCTAATCTAGCGACTTACCGATCAACGCTTGCCGCGACTCTTGCAGCTGCCGGGCGCGTAGTTTACTCATACCCTAATGAGAACATCACGCCACCTGCCATTGTGCTTGTGCCGGGATCTCCTTACATCACGGTGTCAGCCATTGGCGGCGCTCGATGCAATGTGCGATTCGACATCACAGTGATCGTCAACGCAGCTGACAACCAAGCGGCCTTGGCCAACTTGGAAACTTTGATTTTTAGTGTCACCGATCTACTAGCCAATAACATTTCGTTTTTGGGTGGATGGTCACAACCCACAGTCCAGCAAATCGGAAACTCCGACATGCTTATCAGCCAACTCAACATAGAGATGGTCACAACCAACTAGAAAGGCAAGTCATGCCAGCAACATACATAACTGGTCGGAATCTGACTTTGAGCATCAACTCTGTGTCATACGCTGACCAAGCATCAACAGTTACACTTGAACTAGAGAACAATCAACAAGTGTTAGAAGTCCTATCGGGTCGCGCCTACAAGACTGTAGATCGTACTGCAACACTAAATGTTGAACTATACCTAGATTGCAGCACAAGCGCTGGTATTATTTCAGCACTATGGGATGCCGCTAAGGCAGCACCAGATACATCACTGGCATTTAGCTTTGATGTTGGTCCCGGT